TTCAACCGAGGTTCAACGGAGACTATCTCGTGACTACCAGCACCATATATAGCACCTCTGCGGTTGGATTGCAAGTAGTAATTTCGGGGGAACACGTCATCACAATTCTCTAGTCTTTAACCGACCGATCCCCTCGGTCAGGAAGGACGTGCTATGACTGTCTCTAAGGCATTAGTTGAGCGGTTCATGCGCATATTCCAGGGTAACAAGCGAGGGCACGGATATGGGAGGCGAGCTGGTGTCAAGCGTAACGACGAAAAGAATAAGTGGGAATACAATAGGGACCCGAAATATATCGGGTGGGCACATCAAGCAGCGACATTCGAGGACTTCGAGGACCATCTTAACGGAATCACTGCATTGGGGATAGCACCATTATTTGAAGACGGAATGGTGCCTCGCGTGGAATTGGATTTGGATAAGGAAGGCAAGGAAGCATACGGGTTTGATTACGAAGAGGTAATGCAGAGGCTGACTGATTCTGGTATCCCATTTGTTGCGAGTCGTACTAAAAGCAGTGGAATACGAGCCAGCATATTCTTTAGCGAAAATGTAGAAGCTGAACTGGCGCGTCGAGGCATGGAGCAATTTGCAGCTCGCCTCGGTTATGCAGGCAACGAGATCTTCCCCAAACAAACCAAGCTAGAGTCCGACAAGGATGCCCCGAATTGGACATTCTTGCCCTACGGACCAACGTTCGATGTGTTTGCCGAACAATGCGGCATGTCAAACTCCGGCAAGCCCTTGCAGTTAGAGGAGTACATCGTTAAGATTGAAAAGAGCATGATTAGCCGGGAGCAGTTTCTGTCTTTTATTGATAAGGAGGAGACTGTCAAGGAAGAGGCCCGTAAGAATGGCAAGAAGAAGAATAATAGTGGGCTGTGGATTGCAGAGGAGACCGAGGCAGAGACCATTAAGCAGATGTTTTGTGATGGGCCACCGTGCATGTGGACAATAGCCCACAATCGGTGTACATCCATGCAAAACAACTTCTTGCTCAATGTATCGGTGTTTCTTAAGCGAAAGTATCCCGATAATTGGGAACAGGCCCTGGATTGGGTCAATATGCACGTATTGAAACCGGCTGGTAGCATAGAACGAATCGCCACAATGAAAAAGGAGCAGTCGCGCAGGGAATACGAATATGGATGCCAGAATCCACCAATCGTGGATCACTGTAATCCATATGCGTGTCGCAAGATGAAGTTCGGCGTGGGCTGTGGAAGTGGAGCAGCACAGCATCGTGAGCTAGGCATGACTATTTGGAATAGTGTCCCACAACGATTTATTATCAATGTGGGAGAACATCGTATGCCATTTGCCAGTGCTGAATTACTCAATCAAAATAGGTATAGGGAAAAGTGCCTGGATTATGGTGTGGCATTTCCTTCTGTAGTAAAGCGGGAGGACTGGGATCGTATCATTAACCAAGCGATAGAAGAGGCTACTATTGTGGATCCCCCCGATATCATGCGCACCAATGCAACGGAAATAGAGATACTCGAAGGTTATTTCGCCACTTATATCCCCAACCTAGCACGTCAGTTTGGACAAGAGTATCTAGATGGTAAAGTTGGAGATTATGTCCGGATTAGGGATAAAGAACAAAGGATATATTTTAAGTGGAAAATGTTACTCTACAGATGTCGAAACAATATGAATATGCGTGCTAAAGATATAGAACAAATGCGAATGTTTATCAACAACAATGGTACTGAACATAGTAGAGATGGACCGGGGGTGCGGGACTGGTTCCGATCCACCTATAGTGTGCCGTATTCTCTCTTTGATGAGGGGGTGGTAGATAAGTGGCTCAATTCGGATCCAACTCCAACCACATAGTGATTTGATCAACACTTGCTTGTGGGAGTTCGATTTCTGTGCCATCAGTGAAGTGTATTGTTGGTTGATCCACGTGCATTCTTTTGATGGCACGGATATTGATTATGTTCCCACATTGAAGCCTAAGAAAACGGCTATCTTGCCGCGAAATAAGCATGGATAGTCTCCCTTGGTTGAAGGAAGCAATGGTACCACGGCAAAACAGCGGAGTATATAGCGATGTGGGCACTCTTAAAACTGAATCCACAACAGCAGGACAAGTACCTGGAATACGTACACGAGAGACTACCAGATGTGGAGACCTATTATCCGCAGTACGAGAAAGTTACTCGTCCTGCAAAGAAACGGACTCCAATATCGCTGAAAACCGCTGTTTGGCCCGGATATATATTCGTGGTATACCGAATTACCTATCAACGGTTGTTGTTGACATTACCGGTGCGTGCATGGTTCATTCGGCTCGCATATGATAGGGCCGAGGATATGAATAATCAGGTTTCGCTGATGCCCGATTGGGTGATTCAGGGAATACGGCGCATGGAAGCAAATAACGATTTGGTCCACCAGCCACGGAAACTGACTCCCTACACTCGCGGAACCGATGTTCTGGTGCATTTGCCGGTACGGACTATCAGGGCGACGATCATTAGGGTGGCTGGATCATCGGCGCTTGTAGACACGGATTGGAGTCATATGCGGGTGCCGTTGGGCAGTGTGGCCCTACCCCCGCGCGTAGAATGACTCTCCACGCCTTAATTTTGCCTTGTAATGCGCATAAAATGATTCAGGCTGGTTGGGCTACCGGGGCATGGGTTGGAGCTCTGTACAGGGGGTTTTTATGGCTAGGATGGAAAGGAAAGAATGTGTGCGAGTTGGGTGTGGAGTGAAGTTTACATCTCCATATCCGTGGAAGAAGTATTGCTGTGCTGAGTGCGCGAATATTGTGTATTTCGGCACATGGGATAAGAGTCAAAGGAATTGTTTGGCGTGTGAAGAGCCATTTAAGCCCAATAGAGTGAATCATGTCTATTGTTCGCGGCGATGTCAAATGATGAATTATAATATCATACACGATGTGAAGGGGGTTTTGAAGGAAAAGTACGCGGCTAGGCGGAAATTACGGGCATCTGGGGAGGTTTAAGATGTACACAATGGTTTTGTTCATAGTGGGAGTGTGTCGGGTAATGGGGCTTGGGGCCGGAGGTATTGTGTACTTTGTACGCTCCTGGTACCAATGGATCTTTTCATATAGACCTATAAAGCGCGGTAAGCTCTATTTGTACACAATGTACACGTTGTACACGGATTCCATCTACTCACCCGCGCGGCCGCGCGTCGCGCAGGGGCATATAAAAGACTTGTGTACATCCGGTTACCCGCCCTAAAACTTGACCAAATCTTCCTTGTATCTTGCCCCTTCCGGTGGCACAATACCCGTATTGGTTGAACCCAAATACGGAGGTGTGCTATGTCCAAACAACGTCAGTTAGAGAACCTTAACGCGAAGGCGAAGGCCCGAGCAAAACTCCCGGCTGACGACCGCGTGGAGCGCGATATGCGAGCCGCAACTCTCGGCTCCCAGACCCCGCTCGTGGGTGCGGAACTCCTGAAGCCAGAGGAGAGGCATGACGCTCCGGCTACTCCGCTGCCGGATATCACCGAACCGAAGCGTGAGCCACAGATCTTAGAGTCCATTGCTCCGGCCATGCCGCCCACAACCCCAGATCAGAATCAGGTATCTCCTGCTCCGGAGTCAACCGGAGTACCCTCCAAAAAGAACAAGCGCATCAACCGCTTTGTTCAGGCCTTTCTAGATCAGAAAGAGCTGCCCGAGCATGGGGTGATCACTATACTCAAGAAAGACCCCAAGAAGCAGAAGGCGCTTATTCGCTTTCAGCAATACAAAGACGGCATGACGGTGAAGCAATATGTCGACCACATGAAGACCCTGGGCGTGTCTAACTCTCAGGCGAAGCGCGATGTGCGCTGGGACTTCAGCAAGGGCTTTATCAACGTCGTGCCCAGCGAGTAATGTACACTGAGTCGGTGGGAGCGATCCCACCGATCTCTCCTACGATCCGCGCCGATGGAATCGGTCGCGCGAGAGAAATCCCCCAGCGGAAAATACCCCGGCTGACCGACTCGGTCGTCCCGAGCGAATCTATCCGCATCTGGTCTCTGGCACACTGTATTCATAATAATGTATACCACCGAGCGATGTTAATGCGGATAACATCGGCCCGGCCCCTCCGCGCCTCCGACGCCGGAAGCAAGGACCGTGCCGAGGCGACGGATATTGCTATGCAGAACGAGCATACCAGCCATGCAAAATAAAACCTTTACACCGCGGTGTATAGGTTTATATTGGGTACACCAGCAAGCCGCTGGCACTAGGGGCAAAGCCCCGCAACCCCAGGTAACCATTATGGCAAATGCAACCCCCGCGCAAGCCGCAACCACCGCAACCCTTGGTGGCAAGGGCCTACACCACAACTATTACATGGCGTGCCCCCGCACGTTGTTTGCCCCAAATGCAACCCTTGCGTTTGGCGGTGGCCCCAACGGCCAGCCCCATTGCCCTTGGCACAACGGGGTAAACGGCTACCACTTCTACCAAAATGTGCTTAGCCACCAGCCCGCTACCGTGCAAGCTGCAATTGCATTGGGTGGCAGTTACGGCCTAAAGCCCAGGCAGGTAATCGACCACCTGCGGTGGCTGTACACGTGGCCCCCGTTTACCTACATGCTGGTAAACGGCCAAGCGTACAACCCCGCCGTGTACGGCCAGCCCGCATGGCCCGGCAATGCCCCGGCCCCTACCCCGGTACCGCCGGCCCCGGCCGCGGCCACTGGTAGCCTAATACTGCCGGGCAATGCTACCCCGGCCCCTACCCCGCTACTTGGCCCCAACGGCCAGCCCATTAAGGGGTAACACAATACCAGGGTGCGCCACCATGGCGCACCCTACCCCATTACCACAACCCAAAGGTGCCCCATGTACCCCGCATACCCCAATACCGCCAACGTTGCGGCCAAGGCGCCGGTGCGCCAATACCTTAACGCCCTGGTAAATACCTACCTTGCTACCGGTGGTTTTATTACGCTGTACAGCCCGCGCAAATGGCACGGTATGCGGGTATGGCGTAGCCCATACCGCCGCGGCCGGTGCGGTAATACCCAAACCCCGCGCATAAGGTAAGGTAGCGCGTTACCGCTGGCCCCGGTGGTACCGGGGCACCAGCGGCCAACGGCGCCGAACAGTGTTCCTCTGCCGCGGGCCAATATGCCCGATTCGTACCTGAGAGGATAGATTGACGTTATGATGACGAGGAGGAAACTGACTGGTACCCAGGCACCATCCCCCTTCCCCCCGTGCCAAAATGCCGCACTCCCGTACTTTTACCTTGCTAATGATTTGTTAATGATGTATGCCCTATGTACTCAAATTGTACTTTTTATGCGTCACACCTGTATCCACCTAAATTTCGCAACTTAAACGAGACTTTACACCATGCAAATAATGAGGCAAGCTGCATTTGTTCGCTGGTCAGGCGCTTCACGTAGTTGGGTGAATCAACAGATAAAGAAAGGAGTTCTCCAAATCAAGAAAGGTGAGCACGGAGAAGTTTCGGTGATATTCCCGACTTGTTGGGTCAATCTGAGAAACAGCTCCTCTTGGCCGCTCCCCAAAATACTAAGAAACCAAATGACCAATTATCATGGAAGAGGATATACGTAATGCCATTCGTGCCAGACTACCAGAAGCTATTGCCGGAAGTTAATGCAAATGGAGATGTAATCATGCCCTGGGGAAAGTATCAGGGCAATACTATTAGATGGATCGTGGAGAATCATCCCGAGTACGCGGTTCTGACAGTCACGAAACAAGAGCGAGACTGGCGAATCGTACAGGAACTAAAGAGGTGGATGAAGCTTCTTTGGCCTGTGCCAGAACCACCTCTTGCCGTGTCCTAAGGAAGGGGGCGTAAGCCCCCTCTTTCACTGTACCAGCGCCGTCATGTCCGTGGGATCTGCTACATCACGCCCACCCTTTTCCACCATGCCGTACCACCGAGCTCGCACCCCCTCTGGCCAGAGAGAACCCGCTGGTCTAACCTCCCGGCGAGTGAAGGTCCACGTTTCCTCTCCATGGAAGTCGATGGAGGCACCCACGACAGGATGGAACTCCAGTGGGTAAAACCACCCGACGCCTTGCTGCTCGGCAGTCCGCTGCTCTGCATCATCTGGCTCGTCGAGCAGCAGCATCTCCGCCCCTCGCAGTGGGTAGTTGCACGCCATGAGGAGCCAGTGCCGCGGCACCATCATCAACATCTTTTCAACTGTATCAACCATGTCTACCTCCACTCAGGGGTTAGTTGCCAGCATCCGTTTACCAGTTTCTCAAACACGTCCAGTTTGCCTTGGTACTGAGGGCAGAGGCGGCAGTGTCTTTGCAGGGTCATCCGCATGGTGCTCTCAGCGGTGCGACCCCAGCTCCGGCCCTGGGCCTTCCGGTATTTCTCCAGGTACTGGTAGAGGTTCCAGAACGTCGGCCCACCAGGGTGTTCTCTCAATACGGTTATTAGATCCCGTACCCATTCGCTCCTAAGGTGTGATATATCTTTCATTCCCCCTCCTACCCGCCCCACATACTGGCGGGGCGCATACCGTGTTCGCGGTGATCTTCGTGATACTTGCCCAAGCGAACCACCGTCTCGCGCATGGACGTGTTTCCATCTACGTGTTCAATGCGCTTGAGCATCGAATCAAAAGCCTCGACGCTCACGTAATCGCGCATGATCCAGTAGATCTCCGCAATGCTATGCCACCCCGCCACCATGATCCCGCTCCCATAAACCCCGGCCCCGTGCCGGGGTATCATGTTATTATACAACAATGAGGTTGCAGATACAATGGCGAGCTGTAGCGCGGAAGCGCCCGCGCTACGCACTAACTTTTCATACCGGGGTGATCTTCTATACTACAGGCCGTGGCGTTTAGGATCTCCACCAGCATTTCGTGTGCATCCGGAAATTCAGGGCTATTCAATTCAAACGGTTCCAGGGGACCTGGAACCTTTACCATCGCCGTGAATTTCAGAGTGACGTCGCACTGATCCCAACGCCAAAATGTATCTTTCACGCCATCGTGCAGTTTCAAGCCTTGTGGGCTTGTTTCAATGTGTGGTCTCGCCATCACTTCTTCTCCTTCTCCCCTGGAGCGGTAATGTCGATAATGCCGAGCACGTGAGCAGACGCGAGAAACCCCTGGGTCTGCTCCCGGCTATACCCGGCCGCCATTCCATAGTCCAGCGCATCACCGTAGGTGCCCGGCTTCCGTGCGATCACCGCATTGAAAAACAGCGAGGCGGGGCAGTTTTCGGCACCATGTAACCGACCATGGTCTTTGGGGTCTGGGTCGAATGTGCCGGTGTAGTACAGATCGCATATCGTTTGCGTCGCTCTGTACCACCGTTTCATTTGGTGAGTTTGCCAATGTTCCCACACCCCATGCTCGGCAACATGGAATTGGAGCCCGCGCAGGGCCTCCATCATAATACCAATATCTTCGAGAACTTGCTCTTTCGACCGTGGCATAGCACACCTCCTTTTGCCATCCTATTATTATACCATTAAGAAACCCTCTACGCAAGCATGATGCTTGCTCATGCAACTTCCTAGTGTTAATATAACCTATACAGCAACAGGAGGTTAAAATGTGCAGGATCATTGAGGACATGGTAGCGCTTGTGGAAGCGGGCCAACACTGCAAGAGCCTTACCACCCCGGAAATTGTGCAGGCGGTAGGGGATCTGATGGAAAAGCACGGCATCGTTGCCGTGTGCGCCGCCCTGTTCGAGAATGTTGGGGACTTTAGCGCCTATGATTTGTTGGACTCGGTGGTGGCGTTGGTGAAGGCGGCTGAAGTGGAGCAAGAAGCCCAGCGCCACGAAATGGTTATACTCGATGGCTGCGAAGCCGGGACAGTGGTGCGAGGGCCTTGGCCTACGAAGCAGTAAGGAACTAGGAGGGACCAGGGGGACTGCGGCGCCCCCAGTCCCTCCCGGCAGTCCCCGGACTCTATGCCGGGTTAGGATTTGCCAGCGGATCACAGGCTTTGAGTCTCTTACTCAAAGCCTTTACTTTCGCCTTCGCGGCCGCCTTCTTTGCTTTCAATATCGCTTTCCTTTTCTTATTGTACGATTTCTTATTCTGCTTGTTCTTGCGCACCCGCTTCTTTTCCACGTCCGCAACCACTTTGGCCGCGGCCCGCTGCTCGGCTGTTCTTTTCTTTTCGATTGCACGCTGCGCTGCCTCGATCCTGGCCTGGGCTGCTTCGGCCGCTTTCATAGCCCGGACCGTCTTTATGACCCTGGCAAACTCTTCTTTGACCTTGGCTGCGTCGGCCTGTCGTAGGGTTTTTCTAAGCCCCACGAGCACGCTGATTCCCACACCTAACTGAGTGTTGCACCACCTTGCGAACTCTTTGTCGTCGCCAAGTTCCTTATGTACTTCTGCCAGCTCAACGAAAAAGCTGGTCAGATAGTTGCGACCCTTGTCCAGAAGGACCCTAATTCTTGCTGCGTCTGTCATAGCCGCCTCCAAAAAGTACGGGGCCGGAGTTGCCCCCGGCCCCGCATGAGGTAACACCCCGGCTATTCGGCCGCCTTCTGGAACTCCAGGGCGAGGCGCTTCATGGCCTTCGAGATCCGCGAGATGTTGCCCTGGTTGGGGCGAACACCAAGGTGAGCGGCCACGTCATGAGGAGTCCCGTTGTAGTTGTGGTTTTCCGAAAACAAATCTCGGACCCCCATATCAACGGTCTCACGCTCCGCAGGAGTGGAACGCCGAGTGGCTTCCAGCTCCTCCTGGTAGGCAATTTCGTCGGTAATAACACCGACTGCCTTGTCGACCGAAACGCCATTTTTCTCCGCAATTTCGCGGAGATGTTTGATGTACCTCGTCCTTCCATTGGCCATTTTGGCCTCCTATGATCGCGGGGCTTATACCTTGACATACCCAGATATTAATCCGGAGCTCAAAAAGTATTCGGGCGCCGCTGTTTCACGGCCCATGGCTCATGCAATGGGCCTAACGCTATTATGCCGCACCCTACCACTGAACGCAAGCTTGAATGTTTCAGTGACGCATCGGCTTTTTGCCGAATATGGCAGCCATGATTACTGGAGGCAACCATGCGACCAGAAGCTTTCCTAGCTCCCAGCCGATGCTCAGGCAAAAAGCAATCGCCATCCAGTTATACCAGTGGATCTCCATCAACATTAGGCTTTCCACCCTCTTATTTCCCGCCACACCTTCCTGGCTTCCTGGTACAGCATCACGGCCCGCATATACTCAGCCGTGGTGTGGTCTCGGTTTAGAATTTGATCCAGGTTCTTTTTGCGCTCGAAGTATTCGCGCTTGATCTGTTTGTAAGCTTCGGTTCTACGCTTTTCTTCGGAGGGTCGCATGGTTTACTCCCCGGCGCGTTCTTCGCGCCTCTCCGCGGTCCCACCCAGGGACCGCGGAGAACATATGGTGACTTGCGAAGTTTCACGGCTATGGCTGGGCAGCCAACCCGAACAGAGAGGACCGAACTTCGCCTTGTAGCGCCTCCAGAATACGCTTGCCCGTTGTCACCGCGGCTGCAGGATGTATGCCACCTCCCATGTCCGGGTAGAGGTTAATCTGTGCCATCTTCTGGCGGCTTCAGCCCACGGAACAGGGCCGCGCCTGCCTCAGTGCTGATCAAATTACAACCATCCATCATTGCTTCCAAATCCGTTACTGTTACCGGGTCTTCTGAATTGATACGAACCAGCACCGGGTTCGGGCTGCTGATATTGGCGATGCACGTGCGCGGCATCCCTTCTGCCGTGCCATGGATCCATACCGCTTTATCGGTAACGTGGATCATCACCTCGTGGTATTTCCCTAGACTTTGGCTCACCTTCTTCCCCCTTACTATGTTCGTCGGTACCCCCATATTCACTTCTTTACGCCTTCCCACGCCCAGCCCTCCAATTAAAGTCGGGGGTCCCCGGAGGTTGCTAAATCACACAGGGACCCCCTTCCGCGGGGCCTCGCCTAAGGTCGCACAGCGAAGAGCCCGCACCAGTCAGCCGGAGACACGCCTGTCCTACCCGGCTAACTCCGCAATGTACGATGCCTGTTCTTTAGGGCCAATGGCTCCGCCACAGTTGCAACTGAACATATGAAGCTGCTCTTGGTCGATGTCGAAAAAGTTCATTGCGTCGCGGATGCTGGCATCGGGGCTTAGGCCCGCGGCGTTGAATACCGGGTCTTGGGCCGCGATACAGAGTGCCGAATATTGACCGGTACACTTCGTATTTTGCAGGTCATATTCTGACCATGTTTCCAGCATGTCGAATAGCCGGATGTGGTTGTGGCTGGCTCGCACAAGGCCGGACCACCTGAGGAGCTTGCCCTTACGATCTAGGGCTTGTTCACCAAGTTCTTTTACTTCCACGTATTCCATGGCTAAACCTCCTTGCCTACTTTCACGCTAATATTATACCATGGCGGTAGGCTGAGGTATATAGTGAATGCGCCCATGCCCCCTATCCTATATAACGGCGTCTCGACAGGGCGAGGTTCCGATTGGCGTCCTGCGACTGCCGCGTTGGGAGGTCGGCGTCCGGGGTAAAGGCCGCACGGTTGATCAGGCCGTGGTTCGTCCGATTCTGGCCCATGGGCACCCACGCTCAATCGTTGAGCGTAGAGTAATTCTTGGGAGGGAGCTTGACTGGCTCCGTAAATTTTCCCATGTTGATGTTATCTTTGATCCATCGGAGAGTCATGTGCATCCGGGGGTCCGGATGGTTCGTCGGCTGTGGATCGGTCAGCTTTTGGAGCTGTGCTTCGGGAAATAGCGGTTTCAACGATGCCTCGCATATGTTGGAGGGTTTTGAGGTCTTCGAGTGCTGCACGCAATTCAACGATGGTCATCATTTCTTGATCCTTGCCATGATGATTTGCGAGATCTTGCTTAGGGAAGAGTTTACGAGGCTTTGGCCCTCATCGGCCATACCGCTTATGTTTTTGTCACATTTCTTACAAATATATGCAGCGAAGTTGTACTTTCCTCCGTTTTCTTTGTCTTCTCCTATAATAATTTGTGCGGCGGGGATATTTTTCCCTCGGCAAATAATACAGATTTCGGAAACGAATTTGAGTTTGATCCCGTGCATTTCCGCTGGTGTGTGGCGAGCATAGAATTGGTGTACGAGCCAATTCACAGTGTGCATTGGAGCATTAGTCGGATTCGGTGCATCGAATGAATAAGTTGGGAGCGCCGCTGACATGCGCTTGTCTTTGCCCTCTTTCATGCGTTGCCCTCCGTGCCCAGGCACTTGAATATAAGCTCAGCAATCCCTTTTCGTACTACTTCCATCCTTTCTGGGCTAATATCCACACCATTGGCTATGGCATATTCCTCTATTTCATCTGGGAGCATCTTTTCAATTACGTCACAAAGTAAATCATCACAAAATAGGTCACACTTATCAAGGCTCATGCCGTGTTGGGAGTCGCACTCTTTGAGAGCGACCCGTAGTTCTTCAATCTTGTTGAGTACACGTTGTATCTCTGGCCTCATGGCTCAATGGCTCCCATCGCGTACACGAAGCCGGTGTTATCTTCGAGCCATTTTATGAACTCGGCTCGACGCTGGTCATCTTTGGCAGCACCGAAGTACCCGATCTTTTGCAAGTGCTGTAGGTGCTCAATCATGCCCTTGAGCATACTCTGGTATGTGGACTCTTCGGATTGCCACACTTCACGGGGCACAAGCCAGTTGCGAAGCTGGTCGTGTAAGCCCTGCACAATCATAATCAAGAAATCATGGCTATCGCCAAAGCTTTCGTACTTGCGGGCCTTAAGATCGGCTGCCAGCACAAGGATTTTCGACAGTAGTTCCTGGTAGTCAGCGTCAGTGGCGGGCATGGTTCACCTCAGTTGCGTTTGTCGACTATCGACACTTGGGGAAGCCCGTAGTCTTGGGCCAATTTTTTCCAGTGTGCTTCAAGCGCCTGTTTCACTTCCGCAACTTTGCCCTCCTGTATCGCTTGGTACACGGTTTGTGCTCCGGCAAAAAATGCCAGCTCGGGGTGCGGGCTATCATCCGAGCTAAAACTCAGGTATGTGGCCCACTCTTTCTCAAGCAAATTCATGACTTTCCCCTATTGCCTTTGCCATCATGTTAGTATAGCATAAAGAAGCCCCGATTGCAATAAGGAGACAACTCACCATGTGGGAGTGGATCTTCTTCTATACCAAATTCCAACTTTTCGACCGACTATTTCCTACGACCACCAGCTTCTTTCTTGATGGTCGCAGTCGAATGACTCCCGACATCGCGCGCACACGTAAATGCCACTGGATCATCCGCGACGCGAATGGTGTCCTAATGAATTGCATCTCAACCGATTGTAACGCTTGGCGCTACATCAATGCCCACCCACTAGGATGGAAGCGCATCTTTACGAAACGCCGCGGAGCGTGTGCGACGTCGGATCAGCGGCGGCGCTAACCGGGGCTACAAGTGCTACTATTGCTACTATACGGAATGATCCACCGGAGAGCCACTCCCGGTTAAGCGGATCGTACGTTCGCCGCAGAATGTGTCTCAGGGCCTTTTTGGCTAGGAACTCGGACCTGGTTGAGATCCAGCGTGGACTGTGGCAATCGGGTTACACTTTTTTGTGGTGTTAACTCTGGGACCATATTCAAGGTTGCATCGCAACGCTCAGTGTGGTACTGTAGGGACGTTAACCCAAACTTGGACCTTGGCCCTGGGGAAACCCAGGGTCCTTTTTATTTCTTCAGTTCTTCTTGAACCGCAGTTGTGACTTCCTTCAACCCGTGGTCTACGGCTGTTGCACGGAACATATGACCTGCCATATCTTTCACGGTATTTGCTAGAGCTACGGCAAAATCAGCCGCTTTTTCACGAGTAGTGAATTCGTAGAATACGACCTCGCAAGTTCTGTCTGGTTTATTATCTCCATCCCATATTGGTGAGAACACAGCGCACCATGTCCCGGCATTTTCCTCCCTTCCCGGATTTATGTAGAACGCTGCTGAAGGTGGGTGTTTCAATTCTCCTCTTAATTTCATAGCCATGGTGACTGCCTCCATTCCAGTAGCAATAACGGAGGCACACATGCTGATAGTTAACACACTCGTTTGCTCTTTCTCATCGAGCTTGTAGTACAGGGTCATGCTCCGCTCCGTGGGACAAAGGTTACAGACTCAGTTCCGGTAGCTTCGTCTTCAAGCACAATTTTCATGTTAGAGTTTAGTGCCTGAAGTATATCTTGAAATCCATGCTGCTTTTCTGTTAGCTTCGTGGGTGCAAAGCTCCATTTCTTATCCGCGGTCATTTGGGGTGGGAGAATGATATCGGCCAAGCTCTCGTTGTACCGGATCATGGTGGCTATATTCTGTTCTCCCATCATAAGCATATATCTTCGAAGATGTGGATCCATTAACACATCATGGAAATTAGCATCGACCCAAATCTGCACAACTTGGATCTTTTGTCCAGTTTCTCGCGCAGTAACATAGTCGGGCATAATGTCGACTACGAAATGACACCGGTCTGGTCGAGGCATATTGGCCTCAACCATTGTTGGGTCGCTAACAATCCAGCGGCAGTTCCAGAACTTGCAGCATTCTGGCATTCTCCGCCGATCATTATAGACCTTGCATCCTTTCCCAACTTTTTGGTGGATGCACTTTTCGCCAGCCTTCTTGTGCATGATATCTCGTACCAGTGGATAAACGTCATGCACTGGTACGAGTTTGCAACAGAGCTGGCAATCGCCGCACTGTCTACGGGCCATTTTTCCCTACTCCTGGCATTCGTGGCGGTTCACTTATTACAGTTGCGATTGTTGCTAGATCACTTAGGCTCTTAGAACCTGTTCTGAGGCCCAATGGATTAGTTGGAACCTGGAATTCTTTAAGTGATGTATTGATTATTGTGAACAGAGCTTCGTATTTGCCTCGGTGGGATACAGCCTCATCACGGTCTGTTTGATGTTTGATAGCCTGGGCTTCCAACATTTCTCTAGCAGATTTCAGAGCACTGACTTCTGCTTCGAGTTCTGCTATGCGTGTGCGAGCCTGTAATAGCTCTTCTTGTGTTCTTTCTAACGTGTCGTGGGTTCGTTGGTAAACTGTCAAGCCATGCTCGACGGCTCGCTTTCGATCTTCCGATAGTGCGGGTAGTTCATCGCGTTTAGTCATTTGCGTCTCCCTTGTGCCCCAGCCCCTTGTCAAACGCAATTAGTTGTGGTATGTCTGTATCTTCTCAAGTAGACGCAGTGCCTGAGCCACGTCTACATTCATAGGGTCCTTTCCGAGGATCCGTGCTTTGCTCGCTCTGATGTCTGCCCATGTATGAACAAAGCCAAAGACCCCGACGAGATTCTGCCTCCCGAGCCTGTTCATGCCTATAACCAGAAGGGCCTGAGCCCCAAGGAATTTTTGACTGCGATATACCAGGACGAGAAGGTTCCTCTGTCGGTACGGATGGATGCTGCGGCCAAGGTTTCGGTGTACGAACACCCGAGACTGGCGCAAGTTAGCCAAGATCTCACAGCCGGTGTCACTATACGCATTGAGGGTGGTCTCCCAGAGTTGCCGGGCACGAACATTATCATGCCTAAGCCGGGTTCAGTCCAGCCACCTATAGCTGCCCCGAAGAAGGGTAATGGTAGTGATACGGGTTAGCTCTTCGTCTTTTAGCCCCACATTGTAGTCAACGTTCATTTCTTGTGGCTCCGGACGCTTCGGCCCAAATAAGGAGATAAACCACAATGCTCCGGCTATTATCCCTATAATGGCATGAACGTGCCAAAGGAAAATAAGCCAGCATAGTTTGACCAGTTGTCCAAGCAAGTCTACTGCGGCCCAGACTACAATGAAGGCCAGGACCCAGACCCCGATAAAGGTGAACATTTTCAGCCCCCGTATTGCATGTAGCACTATACAGTACGGAAGAGCTCAATGCAAATGCGAGTAGCCGCGGCAGCGCGTGAAGCTGTTCCAGGTCGCGGTTATGGGGAGCCAGTTGAGTCGGCCTCCTTACTACTGGCTCCCCACTTGGTTTTGTAATATCGTTGTGCTATAGTGTTGTTCTAACAAGGGAGATTCAAAATGCCTTCGAAGCTTGCATTGATTACTTGGCAGGAAGGTGATCACGAGGCGCCTCCGCCTGAGATTTGGCCGCGGCCTCCGGCCGGTGGTGGAGCTCCCCCTCCGGGGGTGGTTGCTCCTCCTATCCATCTTCCGGTGTATCCGGAACATCCAATCGAGCTTCCTCCTGGGGAAACGCTTCCTCCTGAGGTTTGGCCGAAGCCGCCAGAAGGTGGTGGAGAGCCGCCTCCTCCGCTGGTGCCTACGCACCCGATTGAGATTCCTGCTCCGCCTCCGACGGCAGTGCAGCTCCCGGCTCCGCCGAGCGGACCGCCTCCGATTGCAGTGCATCCGATCTTCCCACCGAAGGGATATGTGATTTTCTGGGTTCCGGGGTACGGATTCGCAATCGGCAAAATCGGTGGTGGGGTTGACCGACCTACGCCTCATGCTGGTGCCCGACCCGGTGGTGCTCGTCGGTGAATGAATTCTGATTAGGGGGAGCTTGTCTCCCCCTATCTCAGGAGGCCATTATGGCCAAGCGTGTCCCAGTGGATATTTCGTTGGGCACGGATGGATTTGAGAATTCGGTTTATGTACTCGCTAGTGACGATACGATTTGGTTCTACGATAAAGCAAGAACAGGTGGTTGGGTTCAAATTGTTTCTCCGCCGTCAACCCCAAAACTTATTGAATCTCGTAATGCTGTGCCATTGAGTTTTTGTGTCTTGTGCATTGATGATGTGATATATGGGTATAACTCGGAAGACCAGAGCTGGGAAGTCATTCCTCCGTTACCGTGAGGTAGGCTATGGCAAAGACGCCGAAGACTGAAGTTATGGAGCCTGAGGTTGAGGTTGCGGCTGAGCCAGTGCCCCAAGCCCCGATCGAATACACTCCGGTGGCGGATTTTGTCGCGCATGTTACGCCGCCGAAACCTGAGCCCAAGAACACGCTTACGCGCGCCAATCACAATGCGTGGCGGAAGCAGTTTCCAATGCTGAAGGTTTTGGGGATTCGGAGATGACTGATACAACTGTCGACTTTACGATGATTGGTCAGACCATCGCAACAGCCGGAACCTTGACCAGGATTACGCTCACGGCACCCCCATCTGTATCGGGGTTCTATTTCACCTTGATTGATGATGCCACGGGTGAAGAACTCTTTTGCATGGAAACTTCTCAAACGGCTGTTCCTACTGGCACTGTATTTCCTATGTATGGTCACCCATTTGTAGGGAACCTGGTGCTGAAGAGTATTGCGCCAGGGTCAAAGTTTGATATCACCACTAGCCCATGAATATTTCCGTTGCTCCGGCGTTATCTGGTGAGAAAGTTGTCGTTCTCCCGCAGTTGCATCCGGGGCAGGTCGATGCTTTCAATATACCGGCACGCTTTCGCGCACTTCGATGTGGAAGACGATGGGGGAAGACGGCATTCCTTAAAACCATTGCGTGTGACTTCGCGGCCAAGGGTGCTCAAGTCGGCTGGTTTGTTCCTAACTATCGTTATGCGAGCGAAGCCTATTCCGAGAACGAAATTACCCTTGACCCGGCTGTCCGCTCCAGTTCCCGCAATATGGGGATATTGCATACGACCACGGGTGGCCGCATCGAGTTATGGACCTTAGAGGATGAAAAGGCGGGCCGCTCACGCCGCTATCATTTGGTTATTATTGACGAAGCCGCATTCACTAAAAAGAATGCAATTGATATATGGACAAAAGCGATACGCCCTACTCTGCTTGATTTTCGAGGAGCTTGTATTATCGCCTCCAACACTAATGGAATTAATGAAGATAATTTATTTTGGCGGATTTGTAACCTTCCAGAATATGGGTTTGTTGAGTATCATGCTCCCTCTCATAGCAATCCATTCCTTCCTGCAGATGAGCTTGAGCGCTTGGAGAGGGATAATCACCCTCTGGTATACGCTCAGGAGTATCTTGCTGAGTTTGTAGACTGGTCGGGTGAAGCGTTTTTCTCCCTAGACAATTTACTAACGGACGGGAAACCTGAACCATTTCCCGCCCGTTGTCTGTACGTCTTCGCTACGTTGGATACTGCTGTTAAGACAGGAAAGGAGAATGATGGGACAGGAGTTATCTATTGGGCCTATGAGAAACTTGGGGAAGAACACTGGCTCAAGGCTATTGACTACGAGTATCTGCAAATTGAAGGCGGAATGCTTGAGCTATGGCTCCCGGTGGTGTATCGTAACCTTGATGAGTACGCAGTTAAATGCGGTGCTAGACTTGGGCATCGCGGTTGCTTTATTGAAGATAAGGCATCCGGAACGATTCTCATCCAACAAGCCCGCCGGAGAGGACTCCCGGTTAGTGAACTCCCACAAAAGCTGACTCAATTAGGGAAGTCAGAACGAGCGATTAACGCCTCTGGTTATGTTTACCGAAAAATGGTTAAGTTACTGGATACTGCATATGATCGTATCGTGACCTTTAAGCAGGTCACCAAGAACCATCTCCTTGGTCAAGTGCTTGGATTCCGTGTTGGGGATGTTGAAGATCGGCAGGATGACCTGCTCGATTGTTTCACGTATGGGGTGGCGATCGCACTTGGCAACTATGAGGGATACTAGATGAGAAAATCTGCTTTGGTACTTGCGATAGCTTTATTCGCAACTCCTGTGTTCGCTGGTGGCGGAGGCCACGGTGGCGGTACTGGTGGAGCCGGAATGGGTGGTGGTGGAGCTCCAGCCGGTGGTGGTGGAATGGGTGGTGGAGGCCATGGTGGTGGTTCTCCAGGTGGGATGGGTGGCGGCAGTGTCGGAGTTTCTAGTGGTGGTGTCGGTGTCGGTGGCGCCGGGACCAATGCTTGGTGGAACCAGAATGGTTCACCGTATTGGCGAGGCAGAGTTGTTCGCACCAATGGCTTCGGCTGGGGTGGAGCTCCTGCTTGGCGCGGTGGCTGGGGATGGGGCGGTGGATCTTGGGGAGGTAGACCATGGGGATGGAATGGTGGTTGGGGTAACAGACCTTGGGGATGGGGATGGGGCGGCTGGGGTTGGAATGGGGCCTGGAACACGGATTTCAATTGGGGGTACCCTCCGCCTGATATGGCGGGCTGTACCTGTGCGCCACAATACTGATCCACCAACAGGAGGAAGGCTACACGCATGAGAGTTCTGGCTTTGGCGGCTACGGTCGCATTTCTCGCTCTACCCATTTCTGGGTATGCTCAACAATCGGCACCACCTCCCTCGGCTACGACTCATCCAACGGTGCCTCCTGGAGGTGGTCATGGACCAGACTTTGATGGCGGCGGTCATCATGATGGCGGCCGCGGAAGTGCTGATTCCAATCATGGTGGTGGTCGTTGGGGTGGTAATCGATGGGGTTATCGCTGCCATAAAGTCTGTCGATGGAATCGCCAGGAACAGGTTCGCGAATGCCGACGTGAATGCCACCGAGTCGGTGGGCACGGCGGCTGGCACGATGAAGAGGCACACTGACACTTAGGAAGCAGCAAAGAAGAAGGAGGCAGAGATGGCAACTAGGGATGAAGTTACTCCATTTGCTTCACCTCACACTGTTACCTCTGCCTCCGTTGGCTCGGTGTTGACAACTGGTGCTGGATCAATCACAGCAATTACTTTGAATCAGCCTACATCTACATCAGTGGATGACCAAACCCCATTGACTTTGGTGGATGCGTACTATTCTGCTGTTGCGAGTGCAACAGTTGCGGCGGCGGGGACTGGTACGGCTGGGACTGGCGTTTATCAGGTTAATGGTGGAACAGGTACTCCAGCGCAATTGAATATTACATCGGCTGCCGGTGGTATTACTTCAATCAATTCAGTTGTGAATGGTGGACAATATACGACATTCCCACCCAGCCCGGCGACACTCACTCTTATTTCTGGCACAGGATCGCTAACTGGTTCGACGGTCAACTTAACAGAGGCTGTTCCTTCTGGACCGGCTGCGCGTACTCTATACTCTGCGTCGCTACGCGCGTTGGCTTGTGAATATGAACCGCGTCCTGCTGTGCCTTTGACTCCTGGTATCACTGCTCCAACTTGGCCGAAGAGTTTGGTGGGTGGAACTCAAACAATTCCGTTTTCAGACGGATGTTGGGTTCAGAGTTGCCCTGCGAATATGACCTTCACTATCACGTGTTAAGATGGCAACGATTCCGTACGCCCCAATAGCGACAACTCCCGGCAATGCCCTCCAGGATCTTCTGGTGGCCCCGGATATTGTTCCGGGTGATACCATTTCCTATGAGACCTGCAAAGAGATTTATCTGTATCACCCCTTGGGCGCACGTATAGCCGAGGGGCCGGTATCACTTGCTCTTTCGCAGAAGCGTGAGATTAAAGTGCCTGATAGCCCAATGGAACATTGTGCGGAGGCATTCAATGACGAATGGAAGCAGTTGGGCTGCGATTATCTTGCTCACAATCTCACTACTGTGTCTCGTATCTATGGAGTGGCTTCGATCGCATTACTCGTGGACGGACTTACGAGCAATGTCCCCATTGATTACTGGGATCTCCCTGACCTTAATATCAGCTTCAATGTCCTTGATCCTCTTAATACTTCGGGGAGCTTGGTCCTAAACCAGAACCCTAATGCGATGGACTTTTTGAAATATCGGCAGATTGCTGTTGCCGGGACCGCGTATCATCCCTCTCGCACAGTTACGATCACCAATGAAAAGCCTATTTATCTGGGGTACACTACTTCTGCTTTTGGTTACGTTGGCCGGAGTGCTTATCAGCGTGCTTTCTATCCCCTCAAATCTTATATTAAATCATTGATCGCTGACGATCTGGTAGAAACCAAGGTCGGCGTGCTGGTTGCCAAGATCAAATTGCCGGGAAATTTCGTTGACAATATCATGTCTTGGGCAACTGCCTACAAGCGTTCTGTTGTGAAAGAGGCAGAAACTGGGAATGTGATCAATATTACTCCTGAGGAGGAAATTGAATCCCTAAATATGCAGAATTTGGAGGGGCCGCACGTGCTTGCACGGCGGAATATCCTCGAAAACATTGCCAATGCGGTGGATATGCCGGTTAAATTGATCACACAAGAGTCATTTGCAGAGGGTTTTGGGGAAGGTTCCGAAGACGCGAAGGCTGTTGCGCGCTATATCGATCGCGTTCGGGAGACAATGGATCCGGTTTATCGGTTTTTAGACCGAATTGTCATGCACCGAGCCTGGAACCAAGATTTTTATAAAGCTTTGAGGAAGAAATACCCAGAAAAGTACGACGCTACCGTCTATAAAG